TTTCTAATATTAAGTCTATAAATAGATATATCACTATAATCGATGTTATATATTTTAACCATTTTGTATCGTTCGTTTTTTTATAAATATATACACAAAAAACAGTTACTATTGCATTTATCAAGGAAAAAATAATAGAAAAAGTTGAAATGCTTATTAAATTATTAAACATTTATAATTTATTAAATAAAATATAAAAAATATTGGATTTATACTAATTATAGTTAATTATTATCATTTCTGCCTTTAATTATATCTAAATGTATTTTTTCAATAAGTACAAGTTCTTGGTCTTTGTCTTGTTCTGGAACTTTACTTTGTATAAATGTGTGTAATTGCTTAAATACAGATTTTAATATTATGGAAGACCAGTAAAAATTGAGTAAAAGAAAAACAAATATAACACCAATAAATAATTTGTTTATAAATAGTCCATCAGCAAGTAGGTTGTTATAAAATTCTTTGTTTAAAATGATATCCTTTAAAAATACATAACAACGTAAATAAATAAATGTTACTGTAAACAATACATCAATAATTTTATCCGATATTTTTATAACACTAGGGATAGGATTAGTAGTAACCTCAAAGCTTTTTATATATTCCTTGGTCCAGAAACGAAGGTTTAAAAATATGGTACTTGTTTCAAACAATATAAGATTATAAACAATATCTGGTGCTTTGTGAATTCCAATAAAATAAGACCAAACAACTAATAATAGTGTTAATATATGATGAAAAATAATCTCATAGCAAGTTTTTTTTTCAGACTTGATTATTATTAAATAAATAGTTACAAATAAATCAATAATTAGAAATGGTATAAGTATATAACACAAATTTAAAATAAATTTAATATCCTTAGTTTTACTATATTGATACATAAACCACACACAAAATATTGCATTAATGAATGATAGAACATTTGAAATATTATGTATGTCAGTGTTAGTCCATATAAATTTTAAAAAATCACCAATGCTGTTATCCATTGTTTATAAGATTGCAATAATTAAATATGCAATATTTTACTTATTACCTTTAACTTTTACCTACCAGTCCATACCTTTACCACAGACCCAACAAGTTTTTTATTATTAAAATCATTGATGTATTCACCATAGTTGTAAGCAAATGCTTTATGGTGGCTATGAATAGTACCAAATAAAGAGTTTAATAATACAACTTGGGGATATTCGATGAAAAATAGTAAGCCAAGAATTCGTTCCAATCCACATCTATCCATTCTACATTTTACTACATTTACTAAATTACTTATTCCATATTTTGATTCTATCTTCATTAAAAAACTATGATTTATATAACATATACCACCAAAAACCAAATTAAAATTTTCCTTTTGAGTTAGACCTAATATATTTATTTCGCTACCTGTTAATTTTTTTTTAAGAAGCTGATTATTTTTTAAAAATGATGATAAACGTAATAAATTGCCGAGATGTTCTTTATCATATTGCCAATGCCAAAATGGCATAACAGGCATTTTGAATGTTTCAAATGGAATCCTTTTATGAAAGAATACACTGTCGTGAATAATGACAGCATTTTCAAACCATTTATGTCTTATAAAATACACATATGGTAACAATTCACCTCTTCCCGGATATTCTGATTGTATAATCTCAATATTTTTATAGTTGAAATGCGCTTTTACAAAACCATAATTGCTATTATCATCAATAACAATTATTTTTCTATGTGGATAATTTGACCTAATAAGTTTTACACAATGATTCCAATATTCATTTGTTGTTTCCGAATTAACGTGTCTTGTTATTATGAAGCCAAAACTCATTCTATATTAAATATTAATATAAAATAAATTAATTACAAGATATTATAGTATTTTACAAATAAAATAATTTGCACGATTGTTATCAATTAAAATTTGTTTACAAAATATATGACGGTAAATCATCAATATTTATAATTAGTTCACCCTTTGGCATATTGTTTTTTTGACACGAGAATTTGCTAAACTCTGGGCGGTCAAGTTGAGCATTAGGTGTATGATTGTGGACGCATCTGGCAATCATTTTATATAATTTAAAGTCAGGGTAACGTTCTGTACCATTATTTTTATAGAGCACATTGATGCCATTATCATCGATACACCATTCAACAATCAACTTAACAATTGGTTCACACTCACTCAAATTCTTTATGTCATCAATGTCATCGACTACATAATCAAATATGGAGCAAGCTAGACGACATAAATCAAAACTGAAATTGGGTTCTAGACGAGGCTTCTTGTCATTGAAGTAGGGTTCGGTATTATATTGGGTCGCCGCATCACCACCAAGCTGAAAACTGTCGCTACAGAATACCTTTCCGCCAAATTTATAAATGGCACGACCAAAGTCAATGATTTTGAATATTTTCCCAAAGGTGGGAACCTTATAATACTTCTTCTTGTAGCAATAATAAATGTATTTCTTGTTAGTAGTAACATACATTACATTGTTTGTATGCAAATCATTGTGCGTAAATGAAAAGGATTTTTGATATGTAATTAGAATCATAATGATTTGCATTAATGCAGCAAACCATTCGTCGTGACTCAGTTCATTGTTCATAATTAAGTCATCAAAAGTGCTTTCACAATTTTCCATACAAATAACTTGTACTGGAAATTGTGGAAATGTTAGCCACAATATTTCCTCTTCAATGTCAGAGTAATCACTCGAGTGTTCTGAGTCAGCACCTGATTTAGATTCAGATTTATTAGACCCAGATTTAACAAGTTCATCACACTCATCACACTCACCACTTGATAACTCATTATGATTTTCATTTTCATTTTCAGTATCAGTATCATTCTCATTTTCAGTATCATTCTCATTTGTATGCGATGTTCTTGAAGAACAAGTAGAACCAGATTTAAGCGTCTCAGACTTCTTCTGGTCCATAATATTAAATTCACTCGAATTCATAATATCAACCAACTCAACATTCATATGTTTGACATCTGCAAGAGTAATATGACTAGATGAAACGTTATTTTCAAAAATATTATCAAAAATGGTGTCATCAATTGATTTAGCAGATAATACTGATTTTTGTGAACCATTCATAATATTCAAAGGTCGCAAGGCTTTTACTCCATCATCATTTGTTATTAGATGACTATAATCATCTACATTAAACAACACATTTTGCTTCTTATTGAAGAATTCAGATGTAATTAAATAATCTAAATCATCAATAATATTTACTTTGTAGTTATTTTTAATAGCCAAAAACGAGCCATAATAATCAACGCCGTGAATAAAACTGTGACTATTTAACATCTGACTTGTTAGAAAACAAAAGAATCCATCAATATACGATGAGTTGTTAGTATCTTCAATTTTAGGATGCACTCTTACACTCTTGTCAAATGATGGTAAATTAAATAGTTGTTCATCTGTGTGATTGTATTTACCAACAATGTATTTGAAGGGATCTAGCAAAGGAGCCATTTTGAAGAACACCTTCTGAGTCATTGTAAAGTCTTCAATGTCTGAAATATTCTTCAATTTGCAATTGAATATGTTCTCAGATTTTTCACCATCTTTCTCTTTAATGTCTGATAATGACCATAAATGATTCAAATTAATCGAGTTGTAATTTGTATTATTTAATGAGAAGAAACGGTCATAAATTGGAATATAGTTCTGCACATTTGACAGGTTAGTTTTCTTGTTAGTTTGAAACTTTGAAAAGAGGTTTATATTCTTCCTCTTTTGATAATTAACACTAAACATTGTTGTCATTAGCTATTTAAAATATTAATATTAGAAATATTTAACTCATTTTCCTAAACTTCAACCTTTTCCACCTTTAAGAAAGGTTTTGCGAAGCAGAAAAGGTGGAAGGGCGTTTAAATTAAAAAAACTTTTATAGTCGTATTAATATAATGAATTTAGAACTAAAGCGTTTTGATATGAAAAGTATTAGTTTCAAGCCTAATGAATCCAAGGGTCCTGTTGTGGTTTTAATTGGTCGTCGTGATACTGGTAAATCATTTTTGGTGAGGGATCTTCTATATTATCAACAAAGTATTCCGATTGGCACTGTTATATCTGGAACTGAAGAAGGTAACGGTTTTTATGGTGCATTGGTTCCCAAATTGTTTATTCACAATGAATACAATACTGCAATCATTGAGAACATTTTGAAGCGCCAGAGACAGGTGTTAAAGCAGATTAAGAAGGAAATGGAGCAATTCAAACGCAGCACAATTGACCCCCGTACCTTTGTGATTTTAGATGATTGTTTATATGACAACACGTGGGCCAGAGATAAGATGATGCGACTTCTCTTTATGAACGGTAGACATTGGAAGGTAATGTTAATCATCACAATGCAATATCCGTTGGGCATTCCACCAACGCTAAGAACTAACATTGATTACGTTTTTATTTTAAGAGAGCCGTATATTGCCAATAGAAAGCGAATTTACGAGAATTATGCAGGTATGTTCCCCACATTGGAGTCATTTTGTCAAGTGATGGACCAGTGTACTGAGAATTATGAGTGCCTTGTGATAAATAACAACGCCAAATCCAACAAACTGCAGGACCAAGTGTTCTGGTATAAGGCAGATGCACATAATGATTTCAGATTAGGGTCCAAGGAGTTCTGGGAGCTATCCAAATCCATCAATGATGACGAAGAGGATGAACAATATGACCCAAATAATGTGAAGAAACGTGGACAAGGGCCAAAAATTGCAGTTAAAAAGTCAAAGTGGTAACACGCTTTTATAAAAAGCGCTTTCAAAATATATAAGCAGTTTAAATCAACTTGAAGAGTATCCTATTATAAAATCTTGCTTTACATTTAGGTAAAGCAAGAACAAATGATGAAAAACTGCTTAACCTTAAAGATAAGCAAGATTCTATGTTATAGAATAAAAAATACATAATAAAATTTACAAAAGGAACAAAAATGTAATGGCAAATGTGGATACTATTTGTAGAGTAATAATAGCTCTAGACAAAAAATTCTTGCATTTAATGTCAACATATGCAGTGGTTGTCTGAAAATTAATTGACATAATTAAGGCAATCCATATTTTATGATTAATAAACTGGCTTCTTGGAAATCCTGATTGTATAAAAAAATTTTTATCAAAGTCAACTAACAAAATGTAATAAATTATAGCAAAAATAAGTGTGCAAGTAATCTGCAGTGCAAACAAATTAAAGTATTTTACATATGTGTCTGGTACAAGTCCAAAGAAATTGCCAAAAATGCAGGCATCCTCATATAGTTGTGGTTTTTTTTGTTTATCATTTTTGTTATTATCAGCATTAGTGTTTGTAGTGTCGTCGTTGTTTGTATTGTTATTACTCATTTAAAATATTACAATATAAAATATAAAATCAAAATTCTTATATTTTATTTAAATTCAATTCAATTCCTAAATAACGCATCAAATCCAAAAATAAATAGTGTTTTAATCAAGACGTTCCATACTGTCATCCTCCTTCTTTATAGCAAAAGGACCACTGAGCAACTCAGACCTACCATAATCAGATTGACCAATAACAATATTGTCGCCATCAAATAACTCACTGCGAATATCAGCAGCTGAAATTGCATCATTCTTAGAAAACTTAGCATCCTCGGCACCAATTAGGTTACCATCCTTGTCAATATCCTGAGTAATAGTACTACCGTGCTTCTCAGCATTCTTCTTATTATCATCAATTGCCTTCTGCTTGGTCTCTTTAACACGCTGCTCGAATGCAGTCTTGGCAACCGACTCATTCTTCTGCTTCTCCTGGGCCAACTGATTAAGCTCCTCCTCCATATACTCGACCCGACCAGTCTTGTACGCCTCGGGGTCCCAACAGAGCCATTGACCAACAGGACCAACAAATACGTCAAAACTGGAATCAGTCTCTCGTAACAACTTAGCACGCATTTCAGCCTCCTCTTGAGTTGCAAAATTGCCTCTAGACTTGAAGCCTCTTACAGAGGTCTGGAAGTTATGCTTGATATTGAACTGCTTCTCCATCTCCTCCTCATTCTTATCCAAAAAGGTCTTGTAGTCGTCCTCAATAGAAGAGTTAATAATATTCTCTCTCTCCTCCTTAACAAAGCCTTCATAGTCCTTTATCACATCCTCAAAGTTTAACTTGTACTTAAATGATACAAAATTTAGAAATTGGTGAAACTTCTCCATTGATTTTGTGAATTCCCACTTCTTTAGGAAT